GCGTCAGGTGCTACAGCTGCAGGTTTTGGATCTACAGGTGAAGTATCATGGAACACAACAAAAATTACAGCAGATCCAGGTCCAGCAGTTTCTGGAGTTGGATATTTTTGTGATACAACTGCAGGATCATTTAATGTAACTTTACCAAGTTCACCAAGTGCTGGTGCAGTTGTGGCTGTATCAGACTATACAGGAACTTTTGGTAGTAATAGTTTAACTATAGCAAGAAATGGATCAAACATAAATGGTGCAGCTAATAATTTTGTTATTGGTAAAAGTAATGTAACAGTTCAATTTATTTATGTAGATGCTACTGAAGGATGGAGAATAGTATTTACAGGTTCACAAACAGATGAAGGATTAACAGAAGGATATTTAACTGCCTCTGGAGGTAATGCAATTTTAACTTGTGGTAATTTTAAAACACATGTATTTACATCAAGTGGAACTTTTACAGTTTCAGCTTTAGCGTGTGCACCAGCTAACGATGTAGTTCAATATATGGTAGTAGCTGGTGGTGGTGGGGCAGGTAGATCAGGAGGCGGTGGTGGCGCTGGTGGTTGGAGAAGTTATAATGCTTGTTCACCTGCAAGTCCTGCTAATGGTCCCGCAACTTTACCCGTATCAGTTCAAGGTTATCCAGTTACCGTAGGTGCTGGAGGACCAGGTGGTGATTCAGATTCAACAACTCAACCTGCTACAACAGGTTCATCTTCAACTTTTTCAACAATAACATCTGCTGGCGGTGGAGGTGGTGGGAACTATAATACTTCAGGTGGAGCAAGACCAGGTGGTTCAGGTGGTGGCGGTGGAGCCGGTTCAGCTACAGGTGGCACAGGTAATGATCCACCAGTAAGTCCAGCACAAGGAACTAATGGTGGTAATTCTAGTGGAGGAAGTCCAAATTTAGGTCAAAGAGGTTTTGGAGGTGGTGGTGGTGCAGTTGATGCAGGAACTGCCGGATCATACCCTAATACAGGCGGACAAGGCGGAGACGGAACTTTTGTACCAACTGCTTGGTTTGGACCAACAGCTCCAAGTTATGGAACACCAGGTCCAGTAGCAGGAAGATTTTTCGGCGGTGGAGGTGCAGGTGCAGCTTGCACATCTATTAATGTTGATGGAGGAGTAGGTGGTGGAGGCAGAGGTAGTTCAGGACCCCCAGCCCCTCAAGCAGCAACAGCAGGAACTGCAAATACTGGTGGTGGTGGCGGTGCACAAAATAATGAAAATGGATTAAGTGGAGGATCTGGAGTGGTCTTAATTAGATATAGATACCAATAGGAATTAAATTATGACAAGTACAATTAAAGTAAATAAAATAGAAAAAGAAAGTGGATCTACAATCACATTAGGAGGTCCAAGCACAGCTGTAACTTTAGCTTGTGGTGCAACACAATCAGGTTTTGGTAGAACCGGAACTGTAGATTGGTGTACTACAGCAAAGACAGGTCCCCTAACAATTGTGTCAGGTAATGGTTATTTTATTAATACGACAAGTGGAGGTATTACAGTTACTCTACCTAGTTCACCTTCAGCAGGTGATATAGTAGCACTTAAAGATTACGCAAATACTTGGGATAGTAATGCGGTAACTCTCGCTAGAAACGGATCAAAAATTAATGGTGTTTGTGCTTGTGTTGATTTAAACACAGATTCACAATCTGTAACACTTATCTATGTTGATGGCACTAAAGGTTGGCAAGATATTCACGATTCAACATCTAATGTAACAGGAAACGAATATATGTTGGCAACAGGTGGAAACACTGTTACAGAATGTGGTAGTCACAAAATTCATACGTTTACAAGTTCAGGAACATTTACAGTAACTAAAGCTGCCTGCACTCCAGCTAATAATGCAGTTGCATATATGGTAATTGCAGGTGGTGGTTATGGTAGTTGTTATAGACATGGTTCAGCAGGTGGTGGCGGAGCAGGAGGTTTTAGAGAAGGAACAACTGCACCAGTGGTTCCTTATACGGCTTCACCTTTGGTGGCTCCAGCAGGTGTAACAGTATCAGCACAAGCATATCCTATAACAGTTGGCGCTGGTTCAGCTAGTGGAGCTACAAATGGAACGCCATCAGTTTTTGACAGTATAACATCAACAGGTGGTGGTAGAGGCGCAGTTTCAGGCGGAGATCCTGGTGGACCTAATTGTGGTGCTCCAGGTGGTTCTGCTGGTGGAGGAGATGGAGAAGGTAAAAGTGCAGGAAGTGGTAATACACCTCCAGTTTCACCAGCACAAGGAACTAATGGTGGAACAGGAAGAGCAGTAGGTGGATGTAGAGCCGGCGGAGGTGGTGGAGGTGCAGCCGCAGCTGGTACTAACGGTGCCCCACCAAAACAAGGTGGACCAGGTGGAGCAGGAGTTTCAACAGAGATTACAGGGTCAGCAGTTACAAGAGCTGGTGGCGGTGGTGGAAATGGTCAAACACCAGGAGGGACAGCAGGAAATGGTGGACCTGGCGGAGGTGGAGCAGGAACTAACGGTTGTGCTGGCGGAACTCCAGGAACAGCAAATACTGGCGGTGGTGGTGGAGCAGGCAATAAAACTGGTTGCACTACTTGTGGTGGTCAAGGTGGTTCAGGTATAGTAGTAATAAGATATAAATTCAAAGCTTGATGAAGCATAAAAATTAATATATAAGGAGAACATTATGGCACATTTCGCAAAATTAGGAGCAAACAATAAAGTTATCGGCGTAGAAGTTGTAGCTGATAAAGATTGTCAAAATGCTGATGGTATTGAAGACGAAGAAGTAGGTAGACAGTTTTTGGAAAGAATCCACAGCTGGCCTTTATGGAAACAAACATCTTACAATACACGACACGCACAACATAAAGATGGTGGAACACCTTTAAGAGGTAATTACGCAGGCATAGGTATGACTTACGATGAAGATAATGATATTTTCATTGGTCAAAAACCTTATGCTAGTTGGACTTTAAATGTGGCGGAAGCAAGATGGCAATCACCAATAGGTGATGCTCCAGCATTATCTGAAGAGGAAGCTGCTACACATTCTTATGTGTGGAATGAATCTACAGGTGCTTGGGATAAAGTCGCTAGATAATTATATTGACATTTTAAGAAGATTTTATTACATATCTTAATAGGTATGCACAAGAAAGTATTAACAGAAGTTGACTTATATTACGGTGAAGTGGCTATGCCAAAAGGCTTTGAAATTGATCGTAATAGAATAAAAAATGATATCTTAAAATCATTTGTTACTTCAGATAGAATAGATAATAATCCCCAATCTTATTCTTATAAAGATTACAAAGTACCTTTTTCTCAACCCTTACAATGGATGCAAGACTACATCAGAGATCATTGGAGAGTAGAATATGAACGCTCATTAGTTCCAAAAACTATATGTGCTAACATTTTACACCCCAAAGAACAGTCGTGGACAAGGCATCGAGTTGATCCTGTTGACTTGCGTCATTCACCAGATTACACACTTATTTATGGTGTTAATGTTAACGAAGATTCTTCAAAATGTATTATTGAATATGATGATAATAGAAGAAAAAATAGAACGTGGCAAATGCCTATAAAGAATAATCATTTTATTATGTTTCCTGCTACCAATAGGTATTCTATTACACCCAATACTTCTAATGGTTTAAATATAATTTTAACAATTAATTATGAATACATTTGATTTTATAGAAGTTTATAAATTTCCTCCTCACTTATGTGATAATTTTATAGAATATCATAAAAACAACACAGAATATAAACAAGAGGGTAAAGTTGGTAATGGTAATATAAGAAAAGATATTAAACAATCTACTGATGTAATTTTTTTTAATCCAGTGAATGTAAAGTTTATAAAAGATTTTTTTGATTTACTTACAAAAGCTCTTATACATTATACAGATAAATATAAAGTTTCAGTAAATTTAAAAACTCAAGACCATCATTTTATTCAACATTACAAAAAGAAAGAAGGGTTTTATCGCACTCATTATGAAAGAATGAGCAGAGATGCTGCTCCACGAGATATAGTTTACATGTTATATTGTAATGATGTTAAAGAAGGAGGAACTAATTTTCCATTTCAAAACAAAAAACTTGATTGTATAAAAGGGGATCTGGTCTTATGGCCTGCTCACTTTACACATCCTCATCATGGAGTGATATCAGAAGACGAAGAAAAATATATTGTAACAGGGTGGTTTGAAATAAAATGAATATAACTAATTACTATTGGTACTTTCAATCTGCTGTTCCCGAAAGAATATGCGATATGATTGTACAATATGGCAAAGCTGAAAAACAAAGAGAGATCATGGCCATTACAGGTGGCTTTGGTAGAGATAGAGATTTAAATAAAAATCCTCTTAACAAAGATGAAATAAAAGATTTACAAAAGAAAAGAGATTCAAATGTTATATGGATGAATGATAGGTGGATATATAAAGAAGTACAACCTTATGTTCATATGGCAAATAAAAATGCAGGTTGGAATTATGATTGGGATTATTCAGAATCCTGTCAATTTACAATTTATAAAAAAGGTCAATACTATGATTGGCACTGTGATAGTTGGGATAAACCTTACGCGCAAGAAGGACCTATAAAAGGAAAAATTAGAAAATTATCTGTGACGCTAACGTTAACAGATCCAAAAGAATACAAAGGTGGAGAATTAGAGTTTGATTTAAGGAATGAAGATCCTGATAAAAAACCTAATTTAAGAACGTGTACGGAAATATTACCAAAAGGCTCTTTGGTTGTGTTCCCTTCATTTGTATGGCATAGAGTCAAACCAGTAACCAAAGGAGAAAGGAATAGTCTAGTAATATGGAATCTAGGTTATCCATTTAAATAATATGAAAAATATAAAACAAGGCGGAAGTAGTACGCCGAAAAAACCAGAAGGACATGTAGATTTTAAATCTGCATTTTATTTTCAAACACCTGTGTGGACTGCAGAAGCTCCTATGTTTTTGAAAAATGCAATTAAAGTAACAGATAAATATATAAAGAAAGCAGAAAAAAATTTAAGAGATAAATTAAAAAATGAACCTAAGTGGAAGAAAGACATAGGAACATTTGGTTTATCATATCATAGTGAAAGTTTTTCTCAAGATCCCAAAGTCAAAGATTTAGTTCAATTCATAGGACAACACTCTTATGAATTTTTAGATTGGTCTGGTTTTAATTTAAAAAACCATAGTTTACACTTTACAGAATTTTGGGTTCAAGAGTTTAGTGAAAAAGGTGGAGGACATCATTCAACTCACGCACATTGGAATCAGCATGTATCAGGATTCTATTTTTTAAAGTGTAGTGAAAAGACATCTTTTCCTCTTTTTCACGATCCAAGACCTGGTGCTATAATGACAAAGCTACCATTAAAAAATGAAAATCAATTATCAATGGGTACCAGTATAGTAAATTTTAAACCTACACCAGGAACAATGGTTATTTTTCCAGGTTATGTTCCACATGAATATGCAGTAGATCCAGGGTTAGAACCTTTTAGATTTATACATTGGAATGCTAAAGTAGTGGAAACAGCAATATCAAAAGAAAAGAGTGTTAAATGAGTTTTAAAAAAAATAAATACATAGTCATTAAAGAAGCTGTACCAAAAGATATAGCAACATTTGTATACAATTATTTTTTAATGAAACGACAAGTTGCTAGAACTTTATTTGATGAAAGATATATATCTCAATTTACAGAAGAATGGGGAACGTGGAACGATCAGCAAGTGCCTAACACTTATTCTCATTATGCAGATATAGCTATGGAAACTTTGTTAATGAGAACCTTACCCATTATGGAAAAGAAAACAGGATTAAAATTAAATCCAACTTATTCATATGCAAGAATATATAAAGCTGGTGATGTTTTAAAAAGACACAAAGACAGATTTAGCTGTGAAATATCTACTACCTTAAACCTTGGTGGTGATCCTTGGCCAATACATTTAGAGCCAAAGAAAAATGTAGGTATCCCTGATGGTAAAAAAATTACCGTATCTAGTGATAACAAAGGTATAACAGTTAATTTAAAACCTGGTGATATGCTGGTTTATAGAGGTATGGAACTAGAACATTGGAGAGAAGAGTTTCAAGGAGATGACTGCGCTCAAGTTTTTCTCCATTATAATAATCAAAAATCTAAAAATGCGGATCAAAATATATACGACAAGAGACGTCATTTAGGACTTCCAGCCTGGTTTAAAAAGTGATATAGTCTTTAGATGGGGACAGTGAATCCACCACATACCTCACTGTTCCCTTTTAAGGATTATTTATGAGTTTAGGATTTGACGCAATATCAGCATTACCATTCGCTACATCAGGACCCGATTCAGATGTACTAGTATCAACTACGGGTAATGCGTTAACTATCACAATAGGAAGTGTAGGTATTATTGCTGATTCTGTTGTTCAAGATCCTGATCCAAATCAAGTAACATTAGGGTTAGGGACTTTAACCATTACTGGTGATGCTAACTTTAGTGTAACTGGAAACGCTACATCTTTAGGTTTAGGGTCATTTACGGTAACAGCTGACGCTAATCACACAGTCACTGGAAACGCATTGACGTTAGCAACCGGAAATGTTACAATATCTGGAACTGCTTTAGTAAATCCTACAGGAAGTGGGTTAACATTAAATACTAACGACGCAGGCGTTATTACATGGAATGAGATTGTACCTGGAGCAAATATGGTTTGGACACCAATAGATCCAACTTAAAATTATGGCATCAACATTTTCAACAGATTTAAAATTAGAATTAGTAGCAACCGGTGAAAAAGCAGG